TTTAACGAAAACCTGGGGCGCTTGTTTTCCCTCTAAAACCCCCCATGCCGTAACTTGACCGATATGGTTTCCGGCCTTAATTTTTTCTTCATTTGGATTATCAACTTGTGGTGCCATTGCCTACCTTCCTTTGTAATTTAGTTAATATTTCTTCCAATCTTGGAACATTGTTTTTAAATTTATCCATTGTTTCCGATACGGTATTATAAAAACTTTCGTCTTCGATTTTTTCCATTAATACCCAAATTTTATCGGTTAATTCTTTTGTTTTTTCCGCTTCCGAGCGTAATGCCCTCACCGAAAACTCGTCCCATGATAATGGCATTTCAAGCGGTAATCCGTAACGGTTTTTCGCATCAAACGCGGGGCGGGTTTCCGTATATAAAACGCGAGTTCCGTCGCCTAGGGCAGTTACTTTTTTCGTTGCGGAATCTTTTGAAGTTACAACCTCGTTTTTTGCAAATAAAAGCGCGTCCATTGATTCCGTTATAAAGTCACTTGCTTTTCGATGTAACTTTAATTCGTAACGGTCGTAACTCTCCCCAACAACCGGGTCGTCCATTCGTTTAACGTGCGAATGCGCAATTAGTATTATATTCATCCCGTTATTTCGGAGTTGTCGCAAGTTGAATAAAAATTGATCCCAATATTCAAGGGCGAAAATATACCCTTTCGCAAAACCGATTCCCTCGATTGATTTTTTATTATGATCGGAAGCAACGATTGTATGAATCATTTTTTCGAAATGGTCGATTGAATCAACAACAACCGTTTTAAAATCGTGGTTTTTCTTGTCGCGCAATTCATAAAGCGCGTCCAACATTTCTTTAAAGTTTTTAATTTCAACTCTCGACGTATCAATAAAATCCGCGCCCCCGTCCTCGGTGACCAAAAAAATTGGATTTGGAGAGTTTGAAGCGAACGTTGTTTTCCCAACCCCCGCCGGGCCATGTATTCCAATGAAAAATGGCCGTTGCTTAATACCTTTTGTTACCCTTTCTAAAATACTCATTAATTTAATTCCTCTATTAGGTTTTTAACCTTTTCCCGGGCCAATTCCGGAATATGGTTATTATTAATCCAATGCGTAACGGTTTGCGTTGATCGGTAGCCGAGTTTCCCCGTTATTACAACAATCCCATGCCGTTTTATTAGTTTTTTTAACTTATTTAGCATTTATTTACCTTGATAATTTAGAAAATTTGAGTCAATATTAAATCAATATTGAGCAAAAAGTAAACGGATTTTTTATGGCGATTAATGAAAATTATTTATCCTTTATAGAAATATGTAAAAGGGACGGGGTTTATATTGATAAAAAAATCAATTTCAAACTCAAAATTTCAAAAGGTAAAATTTTTTCGTTAGGTCGTAACGGGGCATGGGAACTGCATTTCAACCCGGTTTCCATGCCTAATAAAAGACGTTTTTTAAAATTCCGATGAAAAGTTTTTTGATCCGATTTTATTGGGTTGTTGTCGTTTTTTATCTTTTATATTTATTTTTTATTTTGGTAATTAGTTTAACATTATAATCCAAGCGTTTTTAAACTTATTCCATTTTGACTCTGATTCGGGACGTAAGGTTATTTTAACCGCCCCGTTAACTTCGGCAACCGGGATAAAATACCATTCGAAGGTTTCCGCAATAAATATTGCAAAAATATCAATCTCGTTTTGTTCATAAGGTATTTTTGAGTTTCCCCCGCGCCCTACAGAAACCCCATAATTTGGGCCTTCCGAAAAACATGATTTAACTTGAACCTTTAAAACCCGATTACCGTTGTCCACTATAAAATCGTAAATGGTTGATTGAATTTGAGGCCTTGAGACAACCCCGCCTTTTTTTGTTGTCTCTAACAAAAACTGTAATTCCGCAATGTTCCCATTGTAAACGGACATATATTTATTGTTGCGTATGATACTATTAAAAGCAAATGGAACTAAACGTTTTAGGAATCCCTGTCAAGATAGTAAAAATTACCGATCTAAAAGACGAGTATGGGAAACCTATCGACGCCGATTATAGCGCCGTAAAAACAACCATAAAGATTGATTCAAAACTTCGCGGCAAGGCCCGCGTTCATGCTTTAATACATGAATTAGGCCATGCCGTAATCGATGTGTTAGGGGCGCATAACTGCAATTTATCCCATGATTTAGAAGAATTGATTGTTGATAATATTGGTCGTGTTATTTCGGAAAATTTTGAATTAAGGGGGCGAAAATAATCCGCCCCCTCAACTTAACCTAAACAGAGTAGATAGACATTTTGGATGAAGAAAAAGCCTAATTTAATGGTAAATCAGTTTTAGAAAATCGTCACTAGAAATTGCAATAAATTTGTTACATTTTTTTATCGGATAATCTATTGATTCCGAAGTTCGCCCAACGCCAATAATATATTCATGGCATCGGCAAGTTTCGTTATATATTCCGCATCGTGTAATTTTCTTTTTGAAGTTCGAACAAGAATTAATCCAAATCATCAAAAGAATCATCAAACTCTTTTTTATTTTTGGCATTTTTTAAACGCTTCGTTTTCCATTTAGAAATAAGCGGTTTAATTAATTCAACAATTAATATATCAACCGCCGCTTTTACAATATGGATAATTAAAGTTTTCATTCGCCTTTTTTAGATTTCCAATAATCAAGGGCCTCGTCGGGTAATTCCGAAAGGTCTAACCATACTTTTACCGAAACCGCTCCAATTGGTTCGCCGTCTTGATTTGGATCAAAAGATTTTTCAAATTCAATTAATACTTTTCCGTTTTCAAATTTAACAATTTTTCCCATTTTTTTATTCCTTTTTTATTTCGATTAAATAATCGATTATTTTATCCTGGCCACTTCTCAATGCCGATAAATTTTTTTCAATTGAAATTACTGCGTGTTTTAATTCGTTAAACTCCGCCCTTGTTGGGGGCGTGGTAAAAAAGATATTAAAAACGGCCGTTGCGGAAATCAATCCAACCCCGCCGACAACCGTTAATATAATATCTTTTATTTTTATCATGTTGGAATCAAATATTCGGTTAAAGTATAACGGGCATCTCCGGATACTCGTAAATTTGTCCCCGTGGGAACCCAAAATTCCGCGGTTTTTGAACCCATGCCTTCGTAATAACCGCCGCATATAATTGTTCCGGTTTGCCCTGAATTAAAATTTGCGCTAACGGTTTCGCCCGGATTAACAACAATGTCTTGAACCCTGGTTAACGCTAACGTATATCTAGTTTGGGATTGATCCACTTCAAACCCCGAAACCCTTACTTGAAAGTCTCCCGAAGCAGAACGAAACCACATTATCAAAACGTTTTGCGTGTTATTTGTAAACACGGCCGTATCCGACGGTTGCAATGCCGCCGAAGTTGAAAAGGAAGGTATATTTTTCAATGCAACGTTATCATTGATAAAAAACTCTCCGCCGTCCACGTCCGCAACAACATAGGCAAATCTACCAGCGGGAACCGCCTCGTTTGATGTATTTGTTTTAGTTGTTACCGTTGCCGGGTTATAATCAAAAGGTTTAAAAAGGGCCATTAGTTAACCTCTCCAATTAAAAAAACAGTAAATCCATTAATGGGCGTGGGAATTGAACTAATGTCCAATCGTAAATAATCGCCAACGGAAACCGCTTGCTGTGAACCGTTAAAAACGGCATTTGTTGATTCGCTGTAATCGGAAGCGGTTCCAAAATCAAGCGAAGGTTTTGTTGTAAAAACCGTTGCGAAGTTTGCCGGATCAAGGTCAACCGATTTTTGAATATCCATTTCCAAAATTCCAGTTACCCCGGCGGTTGTAAAAATTCCAACCTTCGCATCCAGTAAAGTAAATTCCTCGCTGGCCCGCCAAAGATCAACGCCCGTTAGCGAAGCGCTCGGATTACTCATCATAAACCGATCGTTCCAAATTTTTATTTTATTCGCCCCGGCCTCAACCGCTTGCGTTCGAGTGTCCAAATCCTCAAGGTTACCAACAATTTTCGTAAACAACTCTTTTCGAATTGCTTTTCCAACCTGATATAATGAACTAGCTATTGCCTGAAATGCCATTTTCTAACCTATTAAATTAGTTCCCCATTGGGTATCGTCGGAATTATCCGGTAATTCGGTTACGTCGTCTACAATATAACCGTTTAATATTTTCTCACCATTCGGCGCCGCTGTAAAATCAAGCGAACTATCGTCGGCAATCGCCCCAACCCGGTTAAATTGGTTAGATAAATCCGAAAAAGTTACGACGGTTTCGCTAGGGCCTCGATTAATAGCGGATATTATTCCAACTTTTTGCGTGTCGTCGGAATTTCCAAACCTATCAAAAAGTCGCTCAAAACTTATATAAATTTTATCATTTAGATTTTTTAGGGCCAAATTTAATTTTGTTTTTATAGTGACGATATTTTGGGTTAACGAATGAATTAACCCGTATCGTTCCGCAATGGTTTCCGCGTCGCCTTGTTCATATAAATAAACATCAACTATTTTTTCGTTTTTTGTTCCAATAAGATAATCAACGAAATTATTTGTAAATTCGGCGGAATCATTCCCTTTTTCACCAGTAAACCTATCCGCATCAAAATGTTTATATTTAACTGTTATTTTACGGCGAACATCGGAATGGGTTCCAACGTTAAAATTATCTTTGGCCCCGCCAATTATGTCGTCGTCTTTTATTATTACCCCGTCCGTTGGTCTATCGGGGGTTAAAACATTATAAGAAATTTGGAAATTTGTTCGGGCCACAAGTGAACCGAAAACCGATTGATTAATTAAAGTTATTGTTTCCCGTATTGTTTTGGGTTCGCCCTCCGGCTCCAATGGAATGGCAAAACTAACAATATAGCCCGCCTCGTTTTTTGAGTCGGTAAAACTATCTAAATCTAAATTTGTTAAATCGGCGTCGGTTGTAATTAAATCCTTTACGGCATCCGAGGCGGTTTTAATCCACTCTCCGGAACCGTTTTCTTTTCCAATACAATTAACCGTTACAATTGATTCATCCCCAATATATGTAACGTTTTTTCGTTTTGAGATTGAACCTAGATTTGTTACCCCAAAATAAGCAACCCGTAATTTTAGATTTGTAGCGTCAACAACTTCTAAAATCTCATAATAAACTTGATGGGCCAAATCGTCGGAAACAATCCAATCCCTCGGTTTTAAAACCGCGTCGAAATTTGTTCCCGTCCCCACTACGTCGCGGGAACCATTTGTAAAATCAAGAGTTCCTTCAAGTTTTTGGGGGTTAGTTGCGTTAAATTCGGCCAAATCGTTAAAATTAATTTTGCATTCGGTTGTATTGGAAACGGTAAAATCCCGATCAATTAACAATTCTTTTTGATTGAAAAATATATTCCTAATTGGATTTTTTGAAACAGTTGTTCCGGCGCTCGGAAACGTGTCGAGATTTTGAAATAAAACAATAGTTTGGCCGGAAATTCTTTTTATTTTTGCCGTTTCTGTTCCAACCTTAATTGTATCGTTTACAAAAAAATCGGTTGTATCCATTGTAAAACGGTTTAGTTGAACCCCTGTTATAACGGTTGTTGTCGGTTCCCTTAGTTTATGGCCGGCAATATGAAAAACCCTGTTCCGGGTTCTAATTGGAATTTCATGTTTTATCGTCGCTGGTAAATTTGAAAAAGGAACTTCCGTTTCCTCGGATGCCGTTAAGCTAATATCGGATTCCACGGAATCAACTTTTATTGTTTTTGTTTCCAAATCGGTTATATAACTAATTTCATCCCCTGGTGAAACCTCGGATAAAAAAAGCGTCCCCGCCCCTGTTATAGTTGGGGAATCGGCGGATCCGGCAATTGTTCCGGTTAAACTGATTCCCTCTAAAACTTGATCCAATGATTGCATTTTAAGGCCATCAACCTGGCCGTATATTCGTCTTTTATATTTAACCCCGGCAACATCATTTGAAATCGTGCCGTCGGCGCTACTGAAAAAATCAAGTTTAACGGGTTGTCGTAAACGATAAATAAAATCTTTTAATCTAAATGTAACCCTTGAACTGGTATAACGTTTGTTTTCAATTTCCCCCTCGAAAATTAATTTCGCCTCCGTTATTGGAGAGTCTGGAAAATAGGAATAAATAGATATTTTTTTGTTATCCCAAAAAAGTTTATCAAATCGGGAATCAAAATATCCTGAATTATTTTCGAAAATTATTTGGCCCTCTGATTCCAAAGAAATCCCTAATAATTCCGCGTTGTCTAATTCTTGTTTGAATTGCGACGTCGATTTAATTAATGGTTCATAATGAACGGGGTTCCCGTTTTCGGTTAAATCAAATGGCGCATTAATTCCGAAATCAGAAAAAAATAAACGGTATTCGGCAACGACGAAATTTGATTGAGGGCTTGAATCATCGGCCATGCGAACATAAAGCGTTTTATTTTCATATTCAAAAAACCACGCCCCCGCCGATAACGAGGAATTTGATTCCTCGGTTAAATCAACCCCGGCAACCGAAACCCCAACAACATAATCGTTTACGATTCTTTTATAAACCGCGCCCGAATCAAGTTCCCATAAAACTAAACGTTTTGTTGGTTGAACGTGGGCCAAAACCGCCTTTTTAGAGGCGGGCTTTTGGGCCAGTGAAATGTAATCGTTGTTTATTGCCATGTTTTATTATTGATTGCTCAACCATGTATCAAAATCGTCAACGCTACTGGGTAACGGCGATTCTCCCGTAATGTCCCTTAAATATGTTCGGTAATTTTGATAGTTGGTTTTTTCTTGCGCTGTTAATGGGGCGTCAATTAAAACGGTAAAATCAGTTTCTTTTAATATTTTATTTCGTTCAAGCCTTAGTTCCAATAACGATTGATCCGATTCAAAAACTGTTTTTGCAGAATCTAACGTATCTAACAAATCATTTAACTCGGTATCTTTTGAAACATCGGCCACCATTCCCCTCATATATGCTTCGGGGTTGGGTTGGCCTGTTATATGGTCGTGAAAATATCCGTGAATATTAACGTTGGTGTGAACGTCGATTCTTGCTTGTAAAGCATCCTGTCTAGCTTGTTCGCTCATTATTTTTTCCTTATTTCAATGGTTGCAAAAACTTCATCCTCGCCAAGAACCTTTCGGAATCCTTGCCCGGTCGATAATGGTTCCCCGTCGCCAGAATATTGCCTTAACTCGTAAGTTTTTGGGGCACCTGAAACTGTTAATCTACCAGCAACAAGCCCGGTTGACGCACAATCTTGATTAGAACCTCCCGCATAACTTGGGACACCAAACAACTCATTAGTTGAGTCTGATACATTAAAGAACCTTAGATCGTATGTTCCTGCACTGTGAGCGCTTGCAAAAGCAGATAGTTCATAGTCACCATCGTTGGCGAATGTTACTTGGTTAGAAGACAGGGTTATTCCCATCGAAACATTATCACCCTCCAATGTATTCAGTCTTCTTGTACTTATTCCACTAGAAATCGCACCGGCGGTCGTACCGTTAGGTTGAATATCCTTAACGTATGTTACCTCTTCAGAGGAGCCACCACCGCCAGGGACAGTTACATCTACTTCACCTGCTGCCGTTTGAGTTGCTGTAACTCCTGCGCCTGTGAAGTTAATCTTTGTAACTGCTGTATCTACACTTACAGCCTCATCTTCGATCTCTAAAGCAGAACCACCACCACCAACAAGTGCTGGAGTAACCTCTGTAGCAACAACACTGAAACTTGTGTTCGAGTTATTATCCGAAGTAGCAGAGTCCATGTAAGCAACAATGTAATCGCCAACTGAAGCTTTACTT